TGTCAAGCAGTCCGAATCCGAACAGGTCCGCCAGGAAACAGTGCGCTGGTTTCGGGAGAGTATGTCGAACCGCTTGAACGACGAGAACACCGCGATCGTCGTCATCATGCAGCGGCTGCACGAGGAGGATGTATCTGGCTTCATCCTGTCGGCTGAGTTGAACTACACCCACCTCATGATCCCGATGGAGTTCGAGCCCGAGCGGTTTCCGGCCGACTATGAGGGCAACGAGATCGGCTGGATCGACCCCCGGGCAACCGATGACGACGGGGACCTGCTCGATGCGGCCGCTATGGATGAACGGGCCGGCGAACTTGCCTGGGACAAGAGATTTCCCCGTTCCCAAGTCGAGGAGTTCAAGATCGACATGGGCCCGTTCGCCTATGCCGGTCAGTACCAGCAGGCGCCGATGCCGCGGAAGGGCGGTATCTTCGAACTGGGGTGGTGGCAGCTCTGGGAGAGTCCCACAGGCAAGTTCCCGGACATGGATTTTATTCTTGTGTCGCTCGACTCGGCCTTCACGGAACGAGAGGAAAACGATCCTAGCGGTTTGACGGTGTGGGGCGTGTGGCGCCCGACGGGCCAGCCGTGGTTACCCGATGAGTTGAGCGGCGAAGACGAGGTGCCGCGCCTCATGCTGATGCACGCTTGGCGCAAGCACCTCAAAATCCACGGCGAGGACATTCCCAAGCGCCAGGACGAAAGCGTCGCCTCATGGACAAAGCGCGCCCAGCCGCGATGGGGGCTTTGCGAATGGGTCGCCCACACTGCGAGGCGGTTCAACGCCGATACGCTCCTGATCGAGGCCAAGGCCTCGGGGCTCGATGTCATCCACGAGATGCGGCGGCTCTATGCGGACGAGCGCTGGGGCATCGTTGGCATGCCGGCGCCGAAAGACAAGGTTTCCAGAGCGCTCGCGGTCCAACCGATCTGGGCCCAGGAAGTCGTGTGGGCGCCGGCCCGCGACTGGGCGGAGATGGTGCGCAGCGAGATGGCGATGTTCCCGAAAGGGCGGTACAAGGACCTCACCGACTCGGCGACCCACGCGGCGAAATGGCTGCGCGATAAGGGCCTGCTCCGGCGCAATGAGGAGCTGCTGCGTGAACGCCGCGCGGTTGCTGAAAAGCGCAAGAAGCCAATGGTCCTCTATCCGGCGTGAAAGGAAAAAGGAAACAGCATGATATGGTGGCTCTTGTTGACGTTTTTTATCGGAGCGATCGAACTCAATGGCCGACGCTGACTATCGGGCGCCAGACGCGTTTTGGCACAAGCCGAGCGGACTGGGCGCCGACGCGGGTATTGGCGGCCCAATCTTTGTCGAGGTCGAGGGCAACGAGGCGCCGGTCCAGCCACGGGATAGGGTGCTCGTCATCAAGAATGACGATGGCACCATCACGGTTGATTTTTCAGGCAAGCCGATCGGTGCCAACGGCAAGCCGCAGCCCGCCCAGTTTGTCGACAACATCATTGATGAGATCGACGATGATGAGTTGTCCCGGTGGGCGGAAGTGCTGCTGGAGGGCATCGACGCGGACGAGCAGTCGCGTAAGGAGTGGATGGACACGCGCAAGCGTGGCCTGGAGCTGCTCGGGCTGAAGATCGAGGACCCCAAGGCCGATGTTAGCGGCAGTTCAGCTCCGGTCGAGGGCATGAGCAAGGTGCGCGATCCGGTTTTGACGGAGGCGATCGTACGCGGACAGGCCAACGCGATCGGTGAGTTCCTGCCGGCGGCCGGGCCAGTCAAGATCGAGGACACGGGCGACGATCCGCGTGACGATCTCGCTGACGTACTGGAAAAGGATTTCAACCATTACTTGACGCAGATCGCGACGGAATATTACCCCGACACAAAACGCATGCTGGCCTGGGTGTATTTTGGCGGGTTCGGTGTGAAGAAGGTCTACAATTGCCCCTTAAGGCGCCGGCCGGTCTCCGAGAGTATCGAGGCGCAGAACTTCTTGGTCTCCAACGCGGCCACCGACATTCTCAATGCCGATCGCGTCACGCATATCGTCGAGATGCGGCAAGCTACCTTCCGGCGCATGGTGGCGATGGGGCACTATCGCGATGTCGCGGCGCCGCAACCAGTTGGGACGACCGATCCTGTCACAGGCAAGATCGAGGACATCCAAGGGGTGCGCAAGGACCAGACGCGCCCCGAGGATCAGCCTTATACGTTGTACGAAGTTTGCTGCGATCGTGATCTGCCGGACCTGGAGCCAGAAACCTTTGCGCTCAAGGGCAAGGGCGTGCCGCTGCCTTATCTTGTGACCATCGAGAAGGACAGCCGGCGCATCCTGGCGGTCAATCGCAATTGGGACGAGGACGACGAATATTGCACGATCCGGCGCCGTTACGTCGTGTGGGATTTCGTGACATGGCTCGGCTTTTACGGCATCGGCATGTTGCACTTGATCGGCAACCTGACGAATGCTTGCACCGCCATGTTGCGCGAGGCGATCGACTGCGGGCAGATGGCCAATTTCCCTGGTGGGGTCGCGGCCAAATCACCAGCCGCTAAGCAGGACTCCAATCAAATTGTTGCCGGTGCCGGCCAGTTCGTCCCGATTGACCTTGGCAGCGTGGACGATATTCGCAAGGTGATCATGCCATTTCCGTACAAGGACGTGACGCCGGGCTTCGTTCAGGTCATTGGGATGACGCGCGGCTACGCCCAAAAGCTCGGCGGCACGGCGGACTTGCCGATCGGCGAGGGCAAGCAGGATGCTCCGGTGGGCACAACCTTGGCCCTGATCGAGCAAGCGACGAAGGTCGAGTCTGCCGCCCATAAAGGGATGCATCAGGCACAGAGTGAAGAGTTCCAGCTGCTGGTCGAGCGGTTTCGCGAGGACCCGGAGGCGCTTTGGCGATTTCAGCGCCAGCGCCGCGGCAAGCAGATGACGACGACATGGGACCGCGCCAAGCTGCTGCAGGCGCTCGACGACTATGACCTCGTGCCGAAGGCTGACCCGAACACGCCGAGTCATTTCCATCGCATCATGAAGGCGGTCGCCCGTCTGCAGCTCGCCCAGGGGGCTCCCCCTGGTGTGTTCAATCTGATGGAGGTCTACCGCGAGGCGCTACGTGTGCTCGGCGATGCGCGGCCGGAGAAGTACCTTGCGCCGCCGCCCGACCCGAATGCCCAGCCGCAGCCGAGCCCGCAGGACCTTATCGCGCAGGCCAAGCTCAAGGATGCTCAGACTAAGGCGCAGCAGGCCGCCGTCGACGCGCAGGGCAAGCAGCAGGACATGGCGAGTAAGGCGCTCGACCGGCAGAGTAAGGAAAAGATCGCGGACACCGACCTCGCCCGCGAATTGGTCATTCATGCCAACGACGTTGGCACGGCGCAGCGTGAGCACGAGATGGAACTCGCCGGGCAGCAGATGGATTTTGTCGGCCAGCAGCATAAGCAGGCGATGGATATGGCAGGCCACGACCTTGCGTTGCGCCAGCATGCGCTCGATGCTACACAGGCAGCGCACGAAGCGGTGATGGACGTTCACGCAGCGAGCCAGCCGCCAGGGCCTCAGCAATGATCAAGCGAGACCGTACCCGCCACGTTTTAGGGGAGTCTGGTCCGCACGCCTATCATCGTACTGTCGAATGGAGATGGCAGACTATGGCGCATCAATTCCACGCGCATCGCGCGCATAAAGTCGAGCACGATCGTGCCCGCCGTCTTGCCGGGGGCAAGCTCAAGTATGCCAGTGGTGGTGGCGTTCCCTCCGGCGAGGAGGATGCGAGCCACGAGAGCGACCGCGAGGTTGCCTCGGACAAGATGCACCGCAAGCTGACGGCCAAGGCGCACCTCAAGCGCGGCGGTCATGCCGACGGCAAGCGCGCTAAACACCGGATGGATCGCGCCAGACGGGCCCGTGGTGGCCGGGCGGAGCACGGTGACGAGGCCGAGGACCGCGCTATGATCAAGGGCATGGTCAAGCCTGGGGCGCTTAAGCGGGCCCGTGGTGGGCGTGCTGGGGGCAAGAAGGGTCACACCACCGTCAACATATCCATGGGACATCCAGGACTCTCCCAGGGGCTCGGACCAGCTCCCAACTTGCCGCCGCCCGCGCCTATGCCTGCGCCTGTGGCGGCGGCGCCTCCTGGTTTGCCGGCCGGAGGTCCACCGATGCCGATGCGTCCGCCGATGCTTCCTCCTGGCGGTCCCCCTGTGCCGGTTCGAGCTAAAGGCGGGCGCGTCGGTGTTCGCGATCACGGTGTTCGCGATCAAGGTCCTGGGGACAAGATGCCGAAGCAGCCGCCTGGATGGCGAGAGGGCGAGAAGCGCAAGACACGGGTTGCGCATACCGATGGCAAGACGGACGGCAAGGACATCGGGCGCGGGCCGGTCATCACCAGGGCCCGAGGTGGCCCGATCGTGCCCTATGGACAAAAGCCGGCGAAGCCAATGTCGGCGCCTGTGACGGGGAGCGGCATCGTAGCTTACGGGCAGAAACAGGTCTCGCCTAAAGTGCCGCATATGAGGGCTGGCTCGAAGTCAGGCGTCGGCCGGCTGGAGAAGGCTCATATGGCCTCACGCGGAGCTGCGCCGTAATGAATAACTTCGACGGCACGTTCGCGCGGCGTCTCTACGGCAAGATCGAGGCGGAGAGAATCCGCCGGACGGCTGTGCTGCTTGATGGCAAGGCCCAGGACCTCGCCGAGTACCGTGGACAAGTCGAGTTTATGAAGGCACTGACCTATGTGATCGACTTGATGGACGCCACGCAAAAGTCGTTGTCGCATCCTGACCCACGGGAAAGAAACGTTGCATGAAACTAATTGAGGACGAGCTGCAAGACGTGTTGGCACAGGCGCCTGCCGGTGACGAGGTGTTCGTATCACGCCGATTGCTCGAAAAGGTGCTGCACGAGATCGCATTGATGCGCTCGGTCTCCGGCGTCGTCACGGAGGGGGAGTCTTTCGACGACATTGCGGCCCGCGTTGGTCGCCATCCCAAAGAGGAGAAAGAGGAGAAAGCATGAGCACAATTGAGCCGACTGTTGGGCGGGTCGTATGGTTCACGCCCGGCCCGGACTTTCATCCGAGCATATTCAAGGCACACAAGCCGCCGTTCGCGGCCCATGTCGCCCACGTCAATGAGGACGGCGCCGTCAATGTGATGGTGATTGGGCCGGCCGGCGAGCCTGTGCTGGGGGCCCAAGGCGTCAAGATCATACAGGACGGCGATGAGCCGCCCTTTGTCATCAATTCGGATAGCACCAAGACCGCGCTGTCGTATTGCGAATGGATGCCCTACCAAAAAGGGCAAGCCGCCAAGGCAGAAGCAGCAGCAACAGCGGCGGCCGCAACTGCAGGAAATCCGTCCTGATGCCCGCGCTCCGTGCCGTCCATAAGACCGACCCGCGCGAGGACCTGATGAAGCAGGTCGGCGACATTTCGGACCATGAGCTGTTCCATAACGCGGTTATGGTAGCGATCTATCTGCGGCCTAAAACGGTCATGCTCGGCGGCAAAGAGTTCGAGCTGACCGACTCGACGCGAAAGGAGGACGAATATCAAGGCAAGGTCGGTCTCGTTATCGGTAAGGGGCCGAGTGCTTTTGTTCCGGGCGATGACACGGATTTCGCCGGCATGAGCGTCAATGTCGGTGATTGGATCGTGTTTCGCGCCAGCGACGGGTGGCCCATCACGCTGGTTCGTGGTGATGGCCCCAAGGATCATGTCTTATGTCGCGTGATGACCGAAAAAGACATCCGCATGCGGATACCGAGCCCCGATTACGTATGGTGACGGCTCATGCCTGAGATGACGTTCACGATTCCGGCCGACGACTTTGTGACGGACAGCAACGAGGCGCCGCGCCCGAAGGAGTCTAGCCCGCCCGAAGGCCTGAAGGCGCTGCAGGACCAGATTGCGACGCTGACGCGTGAGCGCGAAGACGATCGCAAGCGTGTCCAGGCTGAGACGGATGGCCGGCGGCAAGCGGAAGAGCGCGAACGCCGAGAACGCGCGGCCGCGACGCAAGCTCGTGCCGACGCCGATGCAGCGCGCAAGGACAGCGCCGGTTCGCAGCGGGTGGCGCTCGACAACGCGATCGCGACGACGACAGCGGCGCTCGACAGCGCAGAGGCGGCCTATGCGGCGGCGTTCGATGCTGGCAAGGCTATGGACGCAGCGAAAGCGCAGCGGATGATGGCGGAGGCGGCGGCGCAACTCCACCAGCTCAATGCCGGCAAGCAGGCGCTGGAGGACGAAGAGGCGGCAGCGAAAAGGACTCCTCCGAGAAATGATGTTCAGCCGACCGAACAGGAAGCGTTCGACACCCATGTACGTAACATGCGGCTGCCGCCGCGCGCCGAGCGCTGGATTCGCGATCATCCGGAATACGTCAAGGACGACAACAAGCGCGCGTTGCTGATGCGGGCCCATCATTTTGCCCAGGCCGACGGTTATGTGTTCGACAGCGATGCCTATTATCGGTTTCTCGACGAGAAGCTCGGCCACACCAATGACGGGAGCGGCACCGATGACGATCGCGGCCGCAAGCAGCAGCAAGAGGAGAGGCGCATGCCGGTATCGGCGCCCGTATCGCGCGGCACCACTGGCAACGGCAGTGGGGGCGGCGACAACAACAGGGTGTCGCTGAACGAGGCCGAGCAAGCGCGGGCGACGGATGGCACGCTCGTTTGGAACTACGACGATCCTGACAAGAAGTTCAAGAAGGGCGATCCGATCGGTGTCCGGGAGTACGCCCGGCGTAAGGCGATCATGATGAAGGAAGGGCGTTACAACACGCCCTATGCGTAGGTGCTGCGATGACTATGACAATGGACGAAAAGATGTCAGCGCTTCGGGCCGCCAAGGTGGCGAAGCAAGAAGCTCGTGAGGCGGTGCAACGTGAGGGACTGGACATCGACGGCAATGCGACGGCTCCGCCGGAGTCCGCGCAGGCGGCGAAGGTCATCGGCGACGGTGGGCCGGAGAACGCGGCAGCTATGCCTCCGCAGGGGCTGACGCGCGCGCAGGCGGCGGCGCGGCGGGCGGAGTTGGCTAAGGCCAAGCGTCCTCGTAAGAGGCCCGCGCCGGCACCGAAGCCGGCGCAGAAGGAGACCTCGATCGAGGAGCGCATGCTCAGCGTGCTGCGCCAGACGGGGCTGATCGGTAAGGACGGCAAGGTGGCGCCTGCCTACCGTGGTCCCACGAGGGTCGAGTCTCGCGTTGAACCGCGGCGGGTCACCGCTCTCAACCGCGCCGGTCAGGTGGTCAGCCGCACCCAGTCGGATGGGATGGACAAGTTCCACATTGACCGTGATGAAATCCCGGATGGATGGGATTACAACTGGAAGGACCTGAACGTCATTGGCCGGGATTTCGGCCATATGAACAGTTATTTGGCCAACGGCTGGGAGATGGTCCCGGCATCACGCTATCCTGGCCGGTTCGCGCCTGCGAGCGCAGGCGACGCGGCGATCGTGATCGACGGGCTGATGCTCATGGAACGGGCCAAGGTGCTGAGTCTCGATGCCGAAGATCACGATCGGCGCAAGGCGGATGACCTCATTCGGGTCCGCAATGAGCAGTTCGAGCCGAAGGGATTGCCGGGCGCCCGGAGCGATCGATATCGCGGCACGAGGCTGACGGCGAAGCGCGCCATTGAGCGGATGCCGGCCGACATCGACCCGCCCTCTTATGAAACCGTATGACATGCGCGCTTGACAGGCGTAGGGGCGATTAGGTAAAGGGCAATTCAGCCTGACCTCGATAGGCGCTGCCCGAGCGGCGTGACAGGTAGACGTGGCTCCTCCGCTCATAAGCGCGCGATGCGCCGAGCGAGTCGACCCGCACGATGCCGGGTCGAGCACCACCCTCTGATAGTCCAACCCGAGCGGAGGCTCGACCGGCGAGGACGCACCCTGACAACACAGGGAGCCCTCGCTCATGGCGAATGTCCTCACGCCCTTTGGGTTCCAGCACGTCGGTTATATGGAGGGCGTCACGCCGTCCTACGGCTTTCGTAAGCGCCGCATCGCGCTTGGCAATACAAACCCGATTTTTCACGGCGATCCGGTCGTCTCGCTCAGCACCGGTTACATTGCCCAGGCGTCGTCGAACACGGTGCAGGTCGCCGGTGTTTTTGAGAGCTGCGAATATGTGAGCGTCAGTCAGCAAAGGAAAATCAGATCTTGGTATTGGCCGGGGTCTGACGCGCAGTTCGACGTTGACTGTTATATCATCGACGCGGCCGGTGCGTATTTCAAGGCGCAGGCGAACGGCATCCCGATTTTGCTGACTAGCGTAGGCAACAACGTCGGCTTTTTCATTGCTACCGGCGGCTCGACGGCTCCGGTCGCCGGCTCTGGCCAGGGCAACACCGTCAACCAAATCAGCGGCTCGCTGCTTGACTCAGCCAACACCAATGGCGGCCAGCCGGCGACGACGGCAACGCTACCGTTCCGAATCGTTCGCTTGTTCTCGGACGACATGGTCGTTGGCAACCCGGCGCTGGGCGGCACGCAGTTCAACGGCGCCGACCAGAACACGAACTTCAACATGGCGATCGTGACGTTCAACAACGTCGACTCTAAGTCGCTGACCGGCATCTAACCGGCATCTAACCGGCATATAAAGCGGGGAACTGACCCATGCCTATCGCCCTTGGTGCCCTTCGCAGCGAACTCCTGCCGGGACTATTCGACGTTCGCGGCTCATACGACATGATCCCGCGGCAGTGGGATAAAATTTACAAGACTCGGCGGTCGAACATGGCCGTCGAACGTTCGACCCAGATGGCGTTTTTGGGGTTGCCGTTCCTTAAAGGCGAGGGTGCAGCCACTCAGTTCGACAATCAAGCTGGCGAGCGCTGGGCGTGGAATATCGAGGCCTTCGAGGTCGGGCTTGGCTACGCGATGACGCGCAAGGTCATCGACGACAATCTATACCGGGCCCAATTCAATCCGACCAACCTGAAAATGCAGGAGGTCTTTGCCCAGTTCAAAGAAATCCAGGCGGCGTCGGTCCTCAATACCGCGACCGTGGTCATCCCAGGGCTCGGCGGCGACAACGTGCCGTTCGCCTCGGTGTCCCATCCTGTTGACGGCGCAACTTATGCCAATCGTTTCGCGGTTGACGCTTCGCTCAATGAGGCGAGCCTTCTGCAGGCTCAGGTCAACGTCCGCACTGGCTTCGTCAACGAGCGCAACGTCAAGATTTTGGCCAGGGCGCGACAGCTCATCGTGCCGCCGGCTTTGGAGCCTGTTGCGATCCGGTTGCTCAAGACGGAGCTGCGGCCCGGTTCGGCGGACAACGATGTCAACGCTATCCTCTCGACCGGAGGCGGCCTGCCGGAGGGCTACATAGCGTTGGACTTCCTCACCTCGAACTTCGCGTGGTTTGTCAAAACCAACATCGAAGGATTGCTGCACATTCTGCGCATCCCGTTCGAGATGGACATGTGGGTCGATAACATCACGGACAATCTGCTGGTTAAGGGCTATGAACGCTACGTATTTGCTTACAACGACCCTCGCGTGATGTATTTCTCGTTCCCGACCAACTGAGCCGAGATGACAGCCAAAGGACGCATAAGACATGGGTGAGTCAGTCTTTCGCGGCCCGGCCTACTCCATTGGCTCCGTCATCGACGGTCGCGT